CCAATGATGCCCCGTCATAGTTGGTGCTAATGATTTCAGTGATTGCTGCGCTGCCAAAAAAAGTAATCGCACACCAGCGGCCAGTCACTGTTGTTGCGGCGTCAACAAAAGTTGCGCCTTTGGAATAATCAATGCCTAATACGTTGGAATCACCCATGATCAGCTCCGGCGGATAGCAAAGTTACCTGGCCCACTTATTCTAAGGCCAGTCATGTATCGTTCAACCAACGGTGGGATCTTGTCGGCGCCCATGCCTTGGGCTGGTGTTACGTCTAGGCTGCCGACCTTGACATTCTTAAAGTCTTCAAGGCCAGTCAAACCAAGGCCATCGACGTTGTTATTCAGATAAACCGCAAGCATCGCCTGCGCTTTTTTGATCTGGTCAGGGATTTCGGTGTCGGTGTAGTAGTCGGTCGTGATGCGAAACGGAAACCCAACGGCGTAGGTGTTGATGTACGTGTCTGGCTTGCGGACACCAGTGCGCGGCCATTGCAGCGCTTGCGTGTCAGTTGATCTAGCGCCAATGAACCGCTCACGGTCTAGGCGTTGCGTGGCGGTGTATAAGGCGCGGTTTTTGGCGTCAGTGGTAGCAGCCGCCCATGCGGTTACGTCTGCATCCTGCACCATGCCGTCAACTATCGCTTGTGCGTCCGCCAGCGTTTGGTATGAGTTGGCGTTTGCTCCGTTTGGGGTCGCGTCGATTGTTATTGCCATCAGTTGGCTCCATTGGTATCAGTGTAGGCTCCGCGATAGGAAGAGAGGCCACCTCCGTAGAGGCAGCCTCACGTTCACGCAGTCGCCTGAAGGCGAACAGACCCATTAGGCAGCAGCAGCTGCTGTAGAGCCAAGACCGTACAGAGTGATCGCCTGGGAACCAGCGGTGACGTTAGTGACGTAACCGATAAATTCCTTGGAAGCGTTTTGCACCACGGTGGCAACACCGGAAACAGTCACGCCAGAACCACCACCAAGGGTGACGGTGATGGCAGTAGCTGCGGCGTTGATCACAACGATACGGAAGCAGGTGCCAACTGCACAATCACCACCAATGGCGGAGATGATGGCAGAAGCAGTAGCTGTCGTGTAGGTGGCAGTAGCGGTAGGTACGCCACGCACGATCACGTTGTAGGACTGTGCAGCAGTCAGAGTGGCGGTATCGGTAACCGCCGCCAGGACGCATTGACCAGGCAGCAAGCCGCTGGGAATGTCGCCGAGTTCAAAAATGGAAGCCATGGTTAGTTCATCCTATCAATCGAAGTTGGAGGTGATGGTCGCACGCACGATACCAATGTTCTTGGTTTCGTACACCTTCGACCAGTTACCCACCGTTGCCAGTTGAGCACGAGTTGGGTTGGTGGTAGTCACCGCCCACTTTGCGCCAACAGGGTGGTACAAGTAGTGCATGTCGAGCGACATGGCGTCCGATTTGGCCAGGATGTCCCGGTCGGTTTCGGTGCGCATTGCAGCTTGCTCACCGGTGGCGATGGCGCCGCTGGTGAAGAAGTAGCAAGCGTAGTTACCACCAGAGTTGGTGATATCATCGGAGATGATCACACGCAGACCCATGTAGGTGGGGATGCTGTACTCGTTGCTGAAGGAACCAGCAATAGAACCGCCGATGGCGTTAATGGTGCTGGCGCCGGTAGCAGCGGTGCTTAGGCGGGCTTCTGTGTTGGTCACGTAATCAATCGCCTTGCGCTCTACGAGGTCGTAGTAGCAAGCCGAGTGCATGGCCACAGCGGAAAGCTTGTCGCCTTGATCGCCGAGTTTGGCGCGTGCTTGGGCAACCTGCCTAGGGCCCAGTGCGGTCATGCCGCTGGTGTCAAAGCGCAGATCAGAAAAAGCAGGTGAATCAGAACCGGTCAAGGCACCGAACACACCTTCCAGACACTTGTACAGGTCAGCCTGCTGCTGGTTGGCAACGTACTCGCCGACCTTGGCGCCGATGGCGGCCATGGGGTCAGCGCCAGCCGCAAGAGCAGCTAGGTCACGTGACTCAAAGGCGCGGCCACGGTGCAGGATCACGCCAACTTGCTTGTCAGCAGTGATCTTACCGGGAGTCAGCGAGGTGCTGTCAGTCAGCACTTCAAAGTCGCCGGACAGGTTAGCTTTCCAGAATGGAACGTTGACGAAATCACCGCCTTCAGTGGCATTCAGCTCAGCCATCGGTTGGGCAACACCCGAAGCCAGGAACTGGTTCCGTTGGGTGGATTGCTCAATGACGTACGGAGTAAAAACCTCAGGGATGATTACATCGGAGCGAAGGGTCGCCACGGTGTTTCTCCAAAGAAAAAGTGTTTACAGATAGCAGCAGGCGCAACCCGCCTACCGGCGCTGCCGGATGTAATTAGGCTAGCGCCTTCAATTGGTCGTACAAGTCACGGTTTGTTTTATATAGCCGTGATTGCTCGGTCAGGTTGAATGACTCACGGGCGAATGGGTTTATGGTGCCTGCAGGTATCTCGCCTGCATTACGACCTGATGGTGCGCCACTGCCTTGGGGCTTAGGTGCCTTTTGCATCCATGCTGGCAGCGTCTTTGCCCATTCAGCCACTGGTGTGCGCTGATAGCCATTGACCACCACTACGGTGCCATCGGCTTCACGTTCAATCTGATCAGGTGACAGCTTGGATTTGAGCACTAGGTCTGGGTCATGAACGATCTCAGCCAATGCCGTTACAGCAGGGCTTATCAGCTCTAGTTCTTTGACTCGGGTTTCAAGTTCGCTAATGCGCTGGTCCTTTTGCGTCGTCGCCTCACGGTATTGCTGCTCCAAAGCCTGCCTGGCTTCGGTGTAGTTGCCTTGCTGCTCCAGTTGGGACTGCTCGGCCTTGCGCTTAAATTCAAGCAATTCGTCAACGTTCACCCCATCTGGCAGTTGCGGTGATTTCTTGGCCGCCCGCAATTCGGCAATCAGTTCTTGATTCTTGCGCTCTAATGCTTCGACACTGCGTTGCAGTTGCTCAGTCACCGCAGGTTCCTGAGTTTGATTTTCTTCAGACATGAATTAGCCGCAGGCTAAAGTACATTACCATTTTACCTTATCTGCCCAATAGGCAGCAGACAATTTTCCTTTGGCGATGTTGTCGGCATGGCGAGCCTTAAATGCAGCTCTACGGGCTTTATCTGCTGCTGATTCACCTTGTCTCGGTGGCGATCCAGACACACCTTGCTGCCCGAAGCGGATCAATCTAACGGTGTCGCCATCTTTGGCAAGCACGGCATGAGACTTGTTTGGATTGTTTGGGGTGCGCTTGGGTTTGTTGTACCCTTCAAATTCTTCACCGCGATAGGTGATCATTTTTTCTTCTTGAGTTTCTTGGTCTTGCCAGCTTCGCTAAGTGCAATTGCGATGGCTTGCTTGCGACTTTTAACCTTTGGACCTTTGCCGGGGCCTGGCTTACCGGTATTTAATGTGCCATGCTTGTATTCGCCCATGATCTTGGCGATCTTGTCCTTAGGCTTTGCCATAGCGACCACGCAACTCATCCAAGGTTAGCTCTGACCCATCATCACGGACTAGCTTTGCGATGGCATCACGGGCGCCATGCTGGTCGGCAAGCTTATTAAAGTAATCAGCCTTTGCCTTGCCTAATACCTCATCTTGCACCGCACGCGGCTGGCCTTGCAACCATTGGCCGTAGCTGGTGTTTGCAGGCACTGGCCCATCCATGCTGGCGCGTTTGCCTTTGGTAACTGATGGCGGTGCATCAAAGCCAAGCTCCTTATAGTTGATGACCGGTACTGTGGTTGAACGGCAGCCAAAATGCTGCGGTGGCTTAGGCCCTTTGCCGTACTCAAACTCACGACCGTCAAGCGCACGGCATATAGCACTGGTGCGAGTGTCAAGCGTTGCAACGTAACGATATTTTTGCGTGATGTCTTGGTTGGCCTCATATACCTGTTGGCTTGCCTCATTTGCCACTTGATTGATGCTGGTGCGCACCAGTGAAATCACCTGATGGTTAGCGGCCTTAGTAGCTTGACCACCCGCAAGGGCGATTTGCCTAACGCTGCCTGCCTGGCCAAATTCAAGCCTGCCAATCAAGCGCTTTGCTACATCTGGTGTGGTCTCACCTGTCAACAGGCCATTACGTACCACCTGCGAAAACTGCTCGGCCTGTGATTCAGCAATACCGCGAAATGCTTTGTTTACCACCTCGCCATTGGGCAACGTGATTGCCGTGCCTTGCGCTGCGGTCAGGCTATAGGTTTGTGGTGAGCCAAAAGCTGCCTTAAATAGATCATCGCTTAAGGTGACCACGTTTAACTGAGTTGGATCAGTTGTAACAACAGACTGCGCAAATTGTGGGCTTATCTCAATGGTGTTTACTGCATCACGGGCACCGGCTGGCAACACCTTACGCAGTTGCTCAGTAACAAATTCCGACTGCAATTCAGCTAGGCCTTGCAGTTCACTTGCAGTGGTGACCGTGCTATCGCCTGCCCATGTGGCTAGTGAGTCTTTAAGTTGCGCAAGGATGCCACGCAACCGTGCAGCCTTGGCTGGTGCTGTTAAGTCATTTATGACGCGCAGTTGATTTGCGGCATCAATAATGATGTCGTTATATGCACTGACAATACGCTTGGCAACACTGTTGCTGTAACGGTTTAGGTCGATTGCGTTGCGATATAGCGCTGATGGTGTTGTCATAGGCCAGCATTTGCCGTAGCGTCAATCTCCTGCTGCACGTCGAAGTCATCGCCCAACACTTCGCCATCGGCCAGTTGCTGTAGCAGTGTTTCTTGCGTGATGGTGCCTGCTGTATAAAGCTGGAGCAAACTGCTTACGTCTGTAGGGTCAAGCCTTGCGCCAAGAAAATCACGATTTATCAGGCAACTACCGGCCTGTGGTGTGTTGAGATATTGAGCATGAAACTGCAGGCAATTGTCGATCATATCTTGCATATTCTGCGCAATCACCATCATTGTGCTGTCGCCTTGGCTGCGGTCGATGGTCTTAGCCGCAGCGGTTTCGGCTGATAGCTTTTGGCCTAGCACCGCCGACAGGCCAAGTTCATTGATTTGTGATGCGATTTGCTCCAGCCTGCGGAATTGAAAATCAAAGCTACGGCCTGCAGGCTCAATGTATTCGGCGCGGCCTTCAGCGGGGAATGCAATTGCTTCGCCGGGGCCTGCTGACACCTCTTCCGCCGCTGATGGAAAGCCGTAGAACGCCAGCATCGGCACCGCTGAGATATGGAGCTGGTTGTCTAGATCTGACTGGATTTGATAAGTCTTAAGGTTCAACTCTGCAATATCTTCCAATGGTGGCCTTGATTCCATAAAGCCAACGCGGTTGGCATATGCAATGCTGAATGGGATCTTATCTAGGCTTGTGTTGCCTTCATCCACAATCTTCCAACTGCTCTTCTCATCACGCTGATGCAGTTCATATGCGCCAGGTGTTAGCACTCGCACCTGTTCGATTGTCTTCTCGCCGTACTCACCATCAGGCACGACAGTTGTTTCTTGTAGCCTTAACTGGATTAAATCATTGCCTTCAGTGCGCCAGCCTAAGATGTCGCGTGGTGTGTATGTAACCCAGTAAGGGCGGCCAGTGTCTTTGGGCGCATCAACTAAAACGCCGATGTGACCATAACGCACCATTTTACGTGTGGTTTCATACGTCCATACGTTTAGGTCGTTGCCCTGTAGATCTACATCAAATAACTGTTCCTGGATCACGTCTTGCACATCATTCAACCGCACCGGCTTGCGGGTTAGCATCCCGGCCAGCATCCGTTCAAGGCGTTGGTAGTACGGCGGGACCACGCTACGCGCTAGGCGGTTGTCGTAGGACTCATCCTGCTCCCTAGGCTCCTGCGGCAGGTAGCGGCGATGCTTCTTGCGCATGGAGTACGTCCCTCCTAGCAAGTCTTCAATCAGGATCCAATGCGGCTGCTGTGAGTACCATGCGCCGTTGGGATCATTGACTGCAGCAACGCGCCTGCTTGCCGCTTGGAAATCATATGCAGACGGCAGGCTATACATTGCAGCGGCTTATGGTGTCAATACAATCTAACTCCAGTGCCACGGCCTGCTCTAGCGTGCAGGGGGTTGAACTCACGCCAGATGAGATAACCGATGGCGTCGTTCATGTGGTCATAGCCTTGGTCTTTATCAGGTTCACCGCGTTCGGTATAGCTTTGCAGTTCTAGGCATTCAATAAGCTTTACACATGATGCGGCGATGTGTAAACGCACCTCGCCTTTGCCGTTTTCCAGTAGCGCCTGCACTGCTGCTACGCGGTCGCGCACCGGTGGGTTGGCCTTGGGTGATTGGTTGGACATGCCGTAACTCTCAAGAATGGCAATGTCGGTTTGGGTTGCATTGGTGCTGCGGTTGCCGCCACTGGCGTCTGGGTACACATAAAGGCGATGGTCTGGATAACGGCTTTTGATGGCGGCTGCTAATGCGTCAGTGTCATGGGCGCCGCTGATCTCATCAAATACTTGTAGTGTTTTGCCATTGCGATATGCGATCACTGCCGACATGTTGCCAACGTTGAAGTCAACGCCGATGCGCAACGGTTCACGGCTGTCAGGTGCAGTGATGTCAGCCACATGCTTGGCACGATCAAAGCGGTCATACACCTGCCCGGTGGTTAGATTTACAAACTCGCCATCTAGGTAAGCCTTAAGCAGTTGCGGATCATAGTTGGCCTGCATCCGCTCAATAAAGTCCGGCGGTAGGTGCGGGTTATCAGCGGTGCGCATTCGGATCAGCTTGCGATCCTCGCGGCCTTTACTGTCTTCACTGGCGAATGTTTGCCACATCCATCTAAAGCCTTCTGGTGTGGATGCCGCCGCAAACTGCCGCACATTGCCAGCACGTAAGCGGCCAAGGATTTTGGGGAATGCCTTATTGGCAATGCTGGGCGCTACGGTGTCGATCTCGTCAGCCAGGATCCATGCGCCGTTGATACCAATGATGCGTGTCCAGTTCTCAAAGCTACGGCATAGGATTTTGGTATCACCACCTGGCAAATGGAGATTGTATTCAGGCAATGGTGATGCCCTAAATGTATATGGAATGTCGTAGGTCTCTAAAAAATCATCAAAATCATTCTGCCAAATGTCCCGGATTAGCGGACCCGTGGGCTCCATTACCACACCAATAAAGCCTTGATTTGCCATGGCAAGGTGAACGGCTTTTGCGCATAGCGCTCTGGTCTTGCCTGCGCCGTAGCCAGCAGACACGCCAAGAATGCTGGTGGTTTGGTCATCAACAAACGCAAGCTGGCCAGGATGTAGATCAGCGCGGATGCGTTCTAACGTTGCTGCGGTGTCTTCTTGTGTTGTTGACTGCATGAACGCCAGCAACCTGCCGGGCTCGCAAATGCCAGCCAAAAGTGTCATGTCATTGGAAACTGCAATAGCTTGGCTTGGTCTTCTAAGGCTTTAATTGCAATACCTAAGTTGCCTTTTTCACGTGCTTCGCGTTCATAATCTTGAAGACGTGCAATAGCAGCAGTCAACCATTGCGGGCGTTCAAGTTCAGCATCAAGCGCCATTAATTGACGCGCACGCGCTATATAATGTTCAGTTTGACGATCACCTACTCCCCAAGATTCCGAAGCAAATCGAATAATTTGTGTTCTACTATGTGCACGCAAAAGCAGATCGTAGACGGCATTTACCCGCTGATCTGCTTCTGTGTTTGTGCACTTTTTGGCCATTAGCTTCGGACTTGAACAGGCATTATGAGGTAAGTATGGCTACTTATGCCATCAGGCGTCAAGGTGATGGGTGCGGTTGCGGTGTTGGCGGATACGGTAACCGACTTGGCGCCCATGGTTTTTAAGCCGTCGATTAGGTAATGAACGTTGATGGCAAGATCGGGTAAGGTGCCAGTGGTTACAAGGGATTCGGCGCCGCTGTTGGCATCGGCTTCGGCTGTGATTTCAAGGATTTTAGTTGCGGTTGATAATTTAACAATTGAGTTATGATTGACGGCAATTATGGCCACGCGCTCTAAGGCGTGCAGCAGTTGCAGGCGATCAACGGTTAGTGCATGTGCAAATTCTGTAGGCACCAACTGCCGGACATTGGGATAGGTGCCGTCTAGGGTGCGACTGGTGATTTGCGTGCCATCGGCTAGGACGATGCCCACCTGGCCTTTGTCGATGGCGATGGTTGCCGGTTGCCGGACTTGCTGCAGGCAGCGAACAGGTAGCACCAGATCTAGCTCAGCGTCTGAGTCGATGGCGCAAATTGCTAGGCGGTGACCATCGGTGGCTTCTACGCGACCAGTAGCCAGGTGAATGCCCTGCATTAACTGCTTGCTGGCATCGGTGCTGGCTGCTGGCATGACGGCGGCCAAGGGGCCAACGAGGTCGATGGCAATGCCATTGGCAGCATCGACAACGGGTAAGGCTGGGAAATCATCCGCAGAGGCCACTGAGAGGCTGTAGGAGCCGCTGAGCGATACCAATGCCAACCGATTGCCGCTGATGGCCAGCGAGACGGCCTCAGAGGCGTCTAAGCGGCCAATGATGTCCGACAGGAGCCGATGGGGCACGACGGTGGCGCCATGGGCCTCTACGGAGGCGCTGATGGCGGTTGTGATGCCTAGCTCCATGTCGTAGCCGGTGACGGTCAATATGCCATCAGCAGCATGTAGCAACACGCCAGCGGTGATGGCATGAGTGCGACCGTTACCGACTGCACGCGCCACCAGACGCAATGCATTGTGCAATTCGATCTGGGACGTTACAAGCTTCATTGATTGTGGATGCGATGGATGTGAGCGATTCAGCTATGTCAGCAGGCAGCGGCTGCTGATCGTCTTGGGCGTTGTCACGGATTGCAGCCGCGACTGCAAGCGCTTCGGTCAATAGCGCACGGAGCTGTTCGACTATTGGTTGCTGTTTGATTGATGACATATGCGACAAGGTGCTCGATTTTGCCGCGTGGGATGTCGCCATGCATTTGACGCACGGCCCCAGCCACCAGCGCATTGTAGTCCATCGTGGTCATTCCTGCAAGGGCACGGTCACGAATAAATGCCGCCCGGCTGGTTCCAGCGGCAGCGGCAGCGGCATTCAATTCTGACAGTTCAGCATCAGAAACATGAAACTTAATTTCAGGCATTGGCAGTGGTCGGTAGCGGTGCAGATTAGCCCTGTTACGCCTGTGACAGCGTGTTACGCCTACCGTAACAGCCGAAACCGCCCACCAGCACTAAGATTTTTCCCTCTTGTTACGTTGTTACACCTTTTTCCAGATACATATACATACATAGAGAAAGGGATATAAAGGGATAGATATGGCTTTATTTATAGGGGGGGCTATACCTGCAAACCGTAACAAACGTAAAAACCGTAACAAACGCAGTGATACCAGTGGATCTCAGCGAAACACTAGGCGTAACAGGCGTAACACTAAGCCTGGGAAATGGGCGTAGATATAGCCCTAGACGTGCCTGTCATGCCTTTGAAGCGTGTTACGCCTGCCTTGGTCGCTCCTGGCAAACGGGCCAATACGGTGGGCCAGCAGTTGCCCCATGGCGTATCAGCCAAGATGGCGGCAATGGCATTGGCGGTGTTGCTGATAACGACGCAACCGTCTTCGGCCTTGATGCCATTGCGGCCTAACGTGGCATCCGCAAGTTCTTTTGTTATTGCAAAATCACTGGAATAAGCTAAGGAACGCTCTACCAATTCGCCAATAGTTCTAGTAACAATTTTATCAGCTTCAACCCGGATCTGGTGCTGCAATATACATTGTAAGCAACGTTGTTCGTCAGGTATTTCAGTTGACTGGCTGTAAGGTTCCCAGTTGTTTTGTTCAATCAAAGCCCATGCTTGATCGCGTGTGATTATTTCACTTGACTGCAAAGACCATGCGCCAGCTAATAATGTACCGTACTGATCGCCTAAGCGTTGACTATCAAAAGCTTCAGCAGTTGCACGGGTTAGCACTTTAATTGATTGGCGAATTATAGGAATTAAAGATATTGTCCTGGCTTGTAAACGCTGGCCAATTTGTTCTGTTAGGTGGCGATCAAGATCACGGTCTAACGCCTCCCAATGCGCCAAACGTTCCGCTTTTGGCATTTCATTTGGATTGCGTAGGGTTAATTGAGCAAATCGGGACTTGTCAGCGCCTTGTTTTAATGCAGTTGCAATGCTGCTCATGATAAACATTGAGCGGATGGTATATCGCTGGGCGTCACCTTCGGCGCTGCCTTTAATTGTTTGGGCGCGTGACTCACTACTGGCCACGCGCGCTAGTGATAATACGGCCTGCATTCGCTGCTGGTCTGGGCGTTCATTGGATTCAGCTTCATCAAACACAACTGGCAATGCGTCTGCGCGAAGGGTTTGACGTAGACCTGCTTCTGATGTGTTGCCAGCTACGTTAAGGCTTAGATCTCCTAGCAAAGGGCCGATGTAACGGTCAAGGATGGCGGACTTGCCGGAGCCAGCGCCTGCGGTTAGCCATAGATGTGGCCGCCAGTCAAGGGCGCCGCATATGGGTGCAAGCGCTGCCCAGCCTGCCAGCAATAAGCCTGATGCAGGCATTTCCCAATGGAATCGTTCTGCCAGCTCAAGCAACACATAGGCATCGGCATCTGCTAATGGTGTGGCGAGACCAGGGCCACGTAAGGCGCCAAGGCGTTGGTATAGGTAACGGCTGCCGGAAACGCCTGTTGAGACCGATGCGTCGCCTGTTGCTAATACAAGGCGATCACCAAGGTGAAGCACAGACTGCTTTTGATCCCACCAAGCGCCACGGCCACGTATGCGGTCTGGGCTATAAATGCCTGCTGCTGCTTGGCGTTCAAATAGGCTGCTGGCTGCTGCTGTCCAATTGGCGCCGGTCTTGCTGGGGTATAGCGACTCCCAGTAACCCAGCGGCGCAATGGCGCATAGGTTGGTGCCGGTGTGTGCGCTGCGGCTCAGTTTGGTTACTTGACCGGTGCTGTGTGGCTGGTAATAAAAAGCGTCGTGGTCAAAGCCAAGACAGGTGAAATAATCATTGCCGTCTGGCAATGGATCGGGCTCTATGGCTGGCTCAGGTTCTGGCTGCGGCGCAAGTTCTGGCAGTTCTATCGGTATAGAACGGTTGGCCTTCAGATATGCAGCGGCTTCGTCAATAGTCCATGTTGCATCTGCTAGATCCCAGCCTTCAAAGGCATCTGCCGGTGGATGCACAATGCGCACTTGTGCTGCACCTGCTTTGAGTAAACGCGGTGCAAGCTTTGCCATGGCTTCACGGCCTACGGCATCGGCGTCAGGCCATAGCACGCAGCGCCTGCCTGCTATTGGCAACCAGTCGGCTTTATCAATTGCTTTACAACCACTGGGCCAGGTGATGACCACGGCTGATGGATACAACAATCCAGCCGCATCAGCGGTTTTTTCGCCTTCAACAATCAGAACAGGTGCAGTTGGCTTTGCTGCCAAGGCATCACGGTTGTATAACGGCCTTGGTGCAGGTGGTGCTTTCCATAGCCATTGGTTGCCATCCCACGAAAGCGGGCGAATGCGCTTACCGGCAAAGCGGCAGACAATAAAATCACTGGAATAACGCCAAACGTGCTCGGCGCCAGTGGTGGGCGGTTCAGGCCTATGGCCTAGATGCTGCTCAATACGCTGGCACGCTTCGGCGTATGACCAGTTCTGATGGCGCATGAGCATATCCATGCCGGAGCCGCCGCCACCGCGTTGATCCTTGCCACCGCATTGGTTGCAGAACCAGGAGCCGGTGCCGTCTTTGTCATCAAAGCGATAGCGATCATCACCACCGCATAAAGGGCATGGTTGATGCTTGTCGCTGAGCTGATCACTGCTAAGGCCGCAAAAATGCGCTAGCAGGTCAGGCCACCTGCCGTTGGTTAGGTCGGATATGGTCATTTAGTAGCTGGCAGGATGCCGTCGCGGTGAAGTCGTATCGACTGGTCCAACAGCAGCCGGATAGCAGCACTGCGGGAGATGGTGTCACCACGCCAGGCATCCAGCCATTTCAACTGGGTCGGCGCCAACCGCAGCGGGATCGGTCGGGCTAAGGGCATGGCTTGACAGATGGTATATGGTTAGTATACGGTGTCAACGCCACAGCATCCCCACTATGAGCGTCAACGATCGTCGATTTGCAAGCATCACTCGCACGGTTGGCATCAATTACACGCATACCATCGACGCAATCGACCAAGACGGTCGAGCGTGGTGGCTTGTGCTAGGCGAGAGCGGCGCGCCCGAGACATGGACAGAGCTGCAGCCACTGCCTAGCCGCGAAGACCGCCCATGACCTACAAAGACTTCCTAGCCTCCAAATCAACCGCCTGCCCTGCGGTCGGTTTCAATCCGCAGCAGTTCACCGCGCCTCTGTTCCTTTTTCAGCGAGACATCGTGACAATGGCCTGCCGTGTTGGCAGGTTCTGCATCTGGGCCGACTGCGGCATGGGCAAGACCGCCATGCAACTCGAATGGGCGCATCAGGTGCATCAGCACACTGGCGGTAATGTGCTGGTGCTAGCGCCGCTAGCGGTTGCGCATCAGACCGTCCGCGAGGGCAGCAAGTTCGGCATCCCGTGCGCGTTTGCTGCAGTCCAGGGCGAGGTCAAGCCCGGCATCACGATCACCAACTACGAGAAGCTCAGCCACTTTGACCCGGCTGCCTTCAATGGCGTGGTGCTTGACGAAAGCAGCATCCTTAAGTCGTATACCGGCAAGATCCGCAACCAGATCATCGAGTCATTCAGTCAGACGCCATTCCGGCTGGCCTGCTCTGCGACACCAGCACCTAACGACCACATGGAGCTGGGCAATCACGCTGAGTTCATCGGCGTGATGACTAGGACTGAGATGCTGGCAATGTTCTTCGTGCATGACGGCGGCGACACCGCCAAGTGGCGCATTAAAGGACACGCCAAGAGTAAGTTCTGGGAATGGGTCTGCAGTTGGGCGGTGACCATCCGCAAGCCATCAGATCTTGGCTATGAGGACGGCGACTTCATCTTGCCGGATCTACAGATCAGTGACTGCACGGTGGAGACACCACGCGAGGCAGTAGCAGATGATGCTGGCCAGATGGCGCTGTTTGCGATGGAAGCGCGGACACTGAACGATCAACGCCAAGTGCGCAAGGCATCGCTGCAGATGCGGGTTGATGCTGCTGCGGCACTAGCCAACAGCAACGGCGAGCAGTGGTTGGTCTGGTGCAATCTGAACGATGAATCCAAAGCGCTTGCTGCTGCTATCAATGGCGCCGTTGAAGTGTCAGGTAGCGATAGCGATGACCATAAGCGGCAATCAGCTATTGACTTCCAAGATGGCAAGATCCGCGTGCTGGTCAGTAAGCCAAGCATCTTTGGTTTTGGTCTTAACTTCCAAAGTTGCCATAATGTCGCATTTGTTGGCTTGAGCCACAGTTACGAGGCTTTTTATCAAGCCATTCGTAGGTGCTGGAGATTTGGCCAGCAGCAACCAGTTAATGCGCACATCATCTACGACGTAGGCGAAGGCCGCGTCATTGAAAACATCCGCCGCAAAGAAGCGGACAGCATTGCCATGGCTGAATCAATGGTTGTCATCATGAAACAACAAACAATGGAACAGCTCAAGAAGATCCAGCGTCAGGTTGCGCCGCACATCACAGAACATCAGTCAGGCGACAACTGGGATATGTACATGGGCGACTGCGTTGAGAGCATCAAGCAACTCGATTCAGATAGCATCCACTACAGCATCTTTAGCCCGCCATTCGCGTCGCTGTACACCTACAGCAACAGCGACCGCGATATGGGCAACAGCCGCACTGAGCAGGAGTTCTTTGATCACTTTGCGTTCCTAGCAACAGAGCTGCATCGGGTGATGATGCCAGGCCGGTTGATCAGCTTTCACTGCATGAATCTGCCTAGCAGCAAAGAGCGCGATGGCTTCATTGGCGTTAAGGACTTCCGTGGCGACATGCTGCGCATTTTTCAAGCTGCGGGTTTTGTATTCCATAGCGAGGTGTGCATCTGGAAAGATCCAGTTACCGCAATGCAGCGCACCAAGGCCATCGGACTGCTGCATAAGCAAGTGCGGAAGGACTCAGCGCTTAGCCGTCAGGGCATCCCCGACTATCTGGTAACGGTGCGCAAGCTTGGCGACAACCCAGAGCCATGCGCTGGGCCGTTCACGGAGTTTGCTGGCGAGAATCCACCGCCTAAGACTGGCGACAAGATCAAGGACAGCATTAACATCTGGCAGCGGTATGCCAGCCCAATATGGATGGATATCAACCCATCGGATACGTTGCAATACCGCAGCGCCCGCGCTAACGAGGATGAGCGGCACATCTGCCCGCTGCAGCTTGAGGTGATCCGTCGCGGGATGCAGCTATGGAGCAACTCTGGCGATCTGGTGCTCAGCCCATTCGCTGGCATCGGCAGCGAGGGCTACGTCAGTCTGCAGATGGGCCGCCGGTTCGTTGGCTTTGAACTGAAACCCAGCTACTTCAACTGCGCTGCCAAGAACCTGAGCATGGTGGAGTCGCATAAGCAGGGGGAGCTGGTATGAACCTCCGCCCCTACCAACACCAACTGATAACCGACATCCGGCTGCAGTACCAGCTAGGCAAGCGCTCAGTGCTGGCGGTGCTGCCCACCGGCGGCGGCAAGACCGTGTGCTTCAGCCATATTGCCCAAGCTGCTGCAAAAAAAGGCAATCGGGTCTGCATTTTGGTGCACCGCCAGGAGTTGCTGGATCAAGCCAGCCGCAGCCTGCCGGTGCCGCATGGCCGGATCCAAGCTAACCGCAGCATGGATCTGTCTCATTCAGTGCAGGTCGCCAGCGTGCAAACGCTAGCCCGTAGGCTGCACCTGTTGCCTAGGGATTTCTTTCAGCTCCTAGTGGTTGATGAGGCGCACCACACCATGGCTGGCACATGGGCCAAGGTCGTTGCTCATTTCCATAAGGCGCATCTCCTGGGTGTTACTGCAACCCCGATACGCAGTGATGGCCGTGGGCTTGGCGCTCATTACCAAGCCATGGTGCAAGGACCAACAGCAGCGGAATTGACCGATGCAGGATTTTTGACGCCTGCTCGGGTGCTAGCACCGCCGGGGTTTAGTGCCACGGGCCTGCGCAAGACCATGGGTGATTTTGACACCAAGCAGGCTGAGCAGCGTGTCGGCACGATCATGGGCGACTGCATCGGCCATTACCGCAAGCACCTAGCTGGTCAGACCGCAATTGCGTTTTGCTGCAGTGTGGCTCATGCTGAGGCAGTGGCGGCATTGTTCATGGGTGCTGGCATCCCAGCCGCAAGTATCGACGGCACCATGAGCAACGAGCAGCGGCGCGACTTGCTGCAGGCGCTAGGGACTGGACGGATACGCATTCTCACATCCTGCGCCCTGATCGGCGAAGGCGTAGACGTGCCTTCAGTCGGCGGCTGCATCCTGCTGCGGCCTACCGCAAGTGTCGGGTTGCATCTGCAGATGATTGGTAGATGTTTGCGCCCGCAACCTGGCAAACGTGCGGTGGTGCTTGACCATGTAGGCAACAGCTTGCGGCTGGGGCATCACTTAGAAGAACGTGAATGGAGCTTGGATGGTGCCACCAAACGCGACCGAGAAGCATCACCCAGCGTCAAGGTGTGCCCGCAATGTTTCAGCACTTGCGCAACATTGGCAGCGGTATGCGGTGAATGCGGCCATGAGTTCCGCACTGAGGTGCGCGAGCTGCAGGCTGTAGAAGGTGAGCTGGTCGAGCTCGGAGCCATCAAGGTTGGCGACTATGTGCGGTTTAAAGATCCTGAAAAGATGATGGAAAGCGCCGGCACTTTTGTTGTTATTGCTTTGCACCCAGAATTAAATCGGATCACAATAAAAAAACACCCAAACGGGTACACCGTACATACACTTGCAGATCGCGTTGAACTGGATTTACGTGCCCGCAAGCGCGAGCAAGGCAGCGCTCAGTCGTTGGAGCAGCTAGTGGCATTAGGCCAACAGCGTGGATATAAGAACCCAGTGGCATGGGCTAAGCATTTGTTAGCCGCCCGCCAAACCAAAGCACAATGGAGCAAAATCAAATGAGCAAGTTCTGCATTGATTTAGAAGGCATTACAATGCCTGATGCAATCGCGGCAGTTGTTGAGGCTTGGTATGACGCGCAGAATACTGAATCTTTTGATTGGGTCGCAGATTTAAGAATGCAAATTAAACGCGAATTTGGACGAGGATGGACGATTGATGCAGTTCAAAAAACAAAATTAATCCCACATGGCTTATGCCGATTAACAAAAAAACCAAGCAACGGCAGCCGTACTTCTATTGTGCTCCAAATCGAATGGCTGCCAAAAAATGCAAAACTTATTTTTAGAATTGCAAGTCGAATTTGTCGCGACCACATTGAACTTGACTTAACTTTTGCAGAATGTCTGGATAGAGCTTTTGGCATGGAAACAGAAACAATTAATATAGGATTAAAAAGAAGAGGTATTATGCGTGCCATCTGAACAAACAATCCAGCAACACATCAGGCTCGCTTGCAGTATTGGCACCTGCCGCCTGTTCCGCAATAATACCGGCACGCTGCGGGATATAAATGGCCGCCCGGTTACCTTTGGCCTTTGCAAAGGCAGCGCCGACCTGATCGGCTGGCGTACAGTCACGATCACACCTGAGATGGTGGGTCAACAGATAGCAGTATTTACCAGCATCGAGGTAAAAAGTTCCAGCGGGCGTGTAAAACCAGAGCAGCGGCAGTGGCTAGACGCAGTGCAAGCTGCTGGTGGCATCGCTGGTGTTGCACGAAGTGTGGCAGATGCACAGCAACTATTGACTAGGGTGTATAATGGTTGCATGGGGCGGACGGAAGCACCCCGGCAGTAGCCACAAGGAGCCTCCCGCGGGAACAGTCAAACGACCGCGTAACCCAAACGAGACCAAGCTGGTGCAAGGCCAGCAAACCAATCATTACAACTTGAAT